GGCCATGCTAAAGATTCACCATCAGAATATGAAAACATAGAAGCAATCACTGACGGAACTCTTCATAACGGAGATGTTACCCTGCCAGCCAATGAACTGTTAAGATTAAAAACTCGTACAGGTCATCAAATTCTTCTACACAACACAGAAGATTTAATTTATATAGGTAACGCTCGAGGAACCAGCTGGATAGAAATGACGTCTAATGGTAAAATTGATATCTATGCACAGGATAGTGTAAGCATCCACTCGTCAAATGATTTAAATTTTACAGCCGACAGAGATGTCAATTTTACTGCTGGCGAAAACGTCAATTTTATGGTAGGTAAAGATTTTAAAACAACCGCCGGCGACGGTATACATAATACCGCTGGGTTGAATATTAACAACACAGCAGGCCAAGCTATCAGTGAAATAGCAGGCACACACATTTCAAATTATGCACAAATGGACGCAAGTTATCAAAGTATAGGAAACACTGTAATTGGTGTCGGCAAAGATTTAGAAATTTCTGCAGGAAACAATTCTCTTATAGAAGCCGGTTATAGTACCCATATAAAATCGGGTAACCATAGTAAATTTGAAGTAGAAGGCGATTTAGAATTTTCAACTGCAAATCTAAACATTGGAACAGGCGAAGTAAATTGGGATTCGTCTACAGTTAGCTGGGACGCTAATAAATTTATTTTATACACACTAGGGCAAATAAGTTTTGAATCTGCTTATACTTATTTTAATTCTAGAGGAGAAACAGAAATTACCACCGGCGGCGACTTTTACCAGATAATAGACGGCCGATATGGAGTTCGTGTTGACGGCGAAATCAAGTTTCAATCTGAAAGCGATGATATACAACTAAGAGCAGACAGCAACATATTAACTTGGTCTGGCGGCGAGACTAGTATGTTAGTACAAGGCGGCTGGAATGTAGATTGTAATGAAGCGGCAGCTCTAACATCATTAGGAAAATTTAATATATCTTCAACTAACAGCGACAATCCTGCTGATGCCAGCCAAGAAAACAAAGGTGGAGTTATAGTTTCTAGCGGAGCAGGAATTCAAATGAAAACCGCTGGCGGCGAAAACGAAAGCGGCGATTTTATTATTGACAGTAGCTGGCAAGTCAAAATAAAAACAGCTGACACATTTGGTATAGATTCAGATAATAAAATTCAGTACAAAGCCGCAAACGAAATACAGCTAAAAGGATCTAAAACAGAATTACAACCTGTTGCTGATTTACCGGCTATAGCACCAGACATTAGCGTATCTGCACCTGATTATGTAACAGACATTCCTAACAATCTTATTGCCAATCCGTTTATTTCTTATGTAAAATGGCATAAACACGATAATGCAGATATATCTAAAATTAACAGAGTACGTAGCGAATGGGATCTTCCGCCTATTTTTGCTATTCCTCCTACTCCTGCAATATATGCAGACCGAGTTGCAAGAATACCCATGCACGAACCTTGGTATCAGCACGAAAATCTAAATCCGTTAGAGTTTACTCCGGACAAGACCCGTGCAGGTTCAGAATTAAAAGACATCTATCCAGCACAAATACCTGATACGTTTGCAACCACACCAGCTGCGCAAGGCACGTCTTCTGAAAGTACTCTATTTGATCCAGAGTTTCATTTATTTACAGAAGCAAATGGACAGTATACGTGGAGTACTGAGCGCATTACTCAATGGAAGAATATATGTAGAGATTTAGGACTAAGTGAAAATTTTGCACTAGGAGTTCGCGCAGTAATTACCAGCCAATACGGCAAGTGGGATTATGATAGAACTGAGACCAAACCCAACTACGGCAGCGACGAAGAAAACATAATTGTGTGTAGGAAACGTTACTTTAATCTTAGAGACAAGACCGATGAAGAAATAGTTAGTATTCTCTCACAGACAACTGACACAGAGTTTTTTGAAAATGTTTATGGTGGCATAACAGCATACGGCAGAGCACTAGGGAATACTATAAGTAACCTAGACGGTTCCCGTTTTAGAGGACACGGCCCGTATCTTGGTATAATAGGCAGAGCAGCACAGCAAAAAGCAATAAAATGGGCCCAATCTAAAACTGCTGTTCAATTTAACTTAACTGAGCAACAAGAACCAACCTACAACTTACAAAATCTTAACAGTTTTGGACACGATCTAGTGCTAGCTGGTTGGTTAAAGAACCACTACAAAGATCACGGCAGGAATATGCTAGGAAATATTAGAATAACACTATTTGGCACTGAGGACTACGAGCTAAATCACCAAAGAGATATGTACATATACAGGTCCCACGTTGACTCGAAAGGTGTCAGAAATATGGAGGACAAAAGATAATGGCTGCAAGTGTTTTACCATTAAGATTCTACAATCCAAGAGGCACGAGAGATCTTTCTTATCCATTTGATGACAGAGAAAGCACAGCAGGTTCAAGCTATGCCAAAGTGCTAGACGACCTTGACGATCGTCTGCGTGTAGACTTTGCTAATCTAGAAGGAGATTTTCCTAGACCCAGTTCGCTTACGCCTGATAAGGGAGTTATACAATATTTTTATCATGACGATGCCCAGTACACTTTTCGTGACGATCGCAGAGATAAATTTAGAGGACCTTACAGAAATTTACCAGTTGATGTGCCTGGCAAGTATCGTGGGACACAAACTATTTACGCTGGAAATACTGAGTTTGCAGTCCCAGCAAACAATACTTGGAGAATGACTCTCGAGCTTGATGACGCTAGACGAGATATGCAAAACTTAGATGAACTAGGGGTTATGTCATTTGAGCTAGTTACTAGGCCTGGCTGGGATATAACCGAAGGCAGCGACGGATTCGACAATTGGGAAGACGACAGTGTTGTAGATATATTGCCGATGAAAGTTGAATTTACCACAAGCTCAAGATGGGCAGCTATCAGTAATGAAAATCCGAGAGTAGTGTTTGTAGACGACGAGTATAAAGAATACAAAAACACTATCTATGTACCTCCAGGAGCAACTGTTCGAATCAACTACAAAACACAAGAAGCTAGCGGAATACCTAACGAGGATATAAATTATCTGAGTGTGGGAGCTAATGACGCTAGTTGGGAGAGAGGTCGTCCAACAACAGTTAATTTTCTAGGTGCTTCGCAAGGTTATGAGTTTGAAGATGAGCTCAACGGTGACGGAGAGTTAGCCTGGACATATAAACCACACGAAAACCCAGCCGACCAGCCTGCAAAAATTAGAGTGGTGTCTACAAATTACGACACAAACGAAGATGCGTTTTATTACGATACCTCTGGTCCTGATGGATTTATTGAAAAAGTAGAAGATACACACATTGTAGATGACGCAAGGACGTCAACAAGATCTACAATTGGTTTTTGGTTCCAGCTTAGAGACACTATAACAAATCTGCTAGACAAATCAGAAACTGATACCGCACAATCGGGAATTCATAATAGAGCCATGCGCACAGTTACAAATGCAAATGCATTTCCTTACGTTGCAGGTGAAGAGGCTCTTAATACCTGGCAAGACGGGCAACCGTTAGTAAGACATTTTTGGTCGGCAGCAGCAGTTAGTTATGTGCTTACAACAGCAGAGATGAGAGCACTAAGAACGCAAAGTGCTTTAGATTATGCTATGTACGGAGAAGAAATTGATTGGCGCGACTGGAATAATGTACGAAAATATGACATAGCGGTGTTTAAATTTAAAAACGCAAGCGGGGGACACGTGGGCTTTATTACTGACGTAGATTTATCTACTAATAAAGTAAAAATTGCAGGTGGAAACCAAAGTAATAAATTCAAAGAAACTGAATATTTAATAGATTCGGTTAATATGTACCTTTTAACAGTAAGACGCAATTGGGTTGCAGCAAGCAATGCTACAGTTGTTTAATATGGGGGTAAATACAGTATGAGCTCTATAGAAAAAGATTTATATAAAAGACAGCACGTTGGCAAAAAACGTGTTTTAGCACCTAAGTCTAGATTTTATAGAGGAACTAGCACTATTAACAAAGAAAATAGCTCTTTTGTATTGTATGACCTAGCCTTAATCAAACAAGATCTAATTAATCACTTCCATATACGTCAAGGTGAAAAACTAGAAAATCCCGAGTTTGGCACAATTATTTGGGACGTTTTGTTTGAACCCCTTACAGAAAATTTAAAACAAGCAATACAAACTGATGTAACTAGAATTGTCAACTATGATCCTCGTGTCCAAGTAGAAAGTATTGTTATTGACAGCTTTGAAAGCGGCATAAGAATAGAATGTGAGCTATTTTATATACCTTATAACATTTCTGAAAAGTTACAGTTTACGTTCGACCAAAATAACGGTTTTATCAGTTAAATTTTACTGTCTAATAATATACGTACATAATCGTTTCGAATAAATATTAGAAATAGGATAACTCATGGCAGCAACTGATAGACAAAATAGATTATTACTCGCAGAAGATTGGAAGCGAATTTATCAAAGTTTCCGTAACGCTGATTTCCAGAGTTACGACTTTGACAATCTAAGACGCACAATGATTAACTATCTGCGTCAAAATTACCCAGAAGATTTTAACGACTATATTGAAAGTTCTGAATATCTTGCATTAATTGATTTAATTGCCTTTCTCGGGCAGAATATTTCATTTAGAATTGATTTAAACGCAAGAGATAATTTTCTTGAGCTTGCTGAACGTAGAGAAAGTGTTTTACGTCTTGCAAGATTGCTATCGTATAATGCTAAAAGAAATCAAGCCAGTAATGGTTTGCTAAAAATACAAAGTGTCCAAACAACAGAATCTGTTGTTGATTCTAACGGGTTTGACCTTTCTGGACAAACTATAGTATGGAATGATCCTAGCAATTCTAACTGGAATGAACAATTTACCAAAGTGTTAAATGCATCGTTTCCTGTAAATAATCTTTTTGGCCAGCCAGTTAAAAAAGACGTAGTAAATGGTATTTCAACACAGAAATATAAAATTGCAAGTCGAAACGCAACTCTTCCTGTTTTTAATTTTAGAAGAAGTGTTCAGGGAGTAACTTATCCCTTTGAAGTAGTTCCAGCTGATATAGTTGACGGTAACATAATTGAAGAATCACCTAGACTAGGGAATCCGTTATCAATTTTGTATAGGAACGACGGAGCAGGCCCTTCTAGCAGTAACACAGGATTTTTTGCTCATTTCCGTCAAGGAGAGCTAGAGTCAGCTGATTTTGCAATATCAAATCCTGCTGCTAATGAAATAATCAGTATTGATACTCCGAACATTAACAATACAGATGTATGGGTATATGAATTAGACAGCAACGGAGCAGAGCAAACAGAATGGACTAAGGTAGATTCTACCGAAGGTAATAATATTATCTATAACAGTCTTTCTAAAAATATAAAAAATATATATTCAGTTTTAACAAGAGTAGATGATAGAGCAAACTTAATTTTTAGTGATGGTGTATTTGGCAATTTGCCTAGAGGCAGATTTAGATCTTATTACAGAGTAAGTGCTAATGCTGCAATAAGGATAAAACCTGCAGATATGACAGGAGTGTCTATCAAAATACCATATATCAGCAAAAATAATACAAAAGAAAATTTAACACTTACGTTTGAATTGCGATATACTGTATCAAATGGTGCGACTACTGAAACTAATGATAGCATAAAAGTAAATGCGCCAACAACATATTACACACAAAATAGATTAATCACAGCAGAAGATTATAATATTGGACCTTTATCGGTAAGCCAAGAAATTATCAAAGTCAAATCTGTAAACAGAACAGCAAGTGGAATAAGTCGGTACTTTGATCTATTAGATGCTACTGGAAAATATTCTAAAACAAATTTATTTGGAGAAGATGGCATCTTATACAAAGAGTATGTTGAACTTGCAAATAAATTTAGATTTACAACACAAACAGATATTGAAGGAATTATTGTTAATACTATAGAACCTATCTTAAAAGATAGAAAAATGACCAATTTTTATTATGATAAATTTCCTCCAATTCTAGTAACAGACTTGCAGGCGTCCTTCTTGCAAGAAACAAAAGACACAAATCGCGCAACAGGAAAATTACAAGATCCTGATGGCACTGACTATCCTGTAGGTACTTTTACTGCTAATGCATTTAGATATATAGAAACAGGTGCCCTGCTCAAATTTGTTCCGCCAGCTGGGTATCATTTTATGCCCGACGGAACATTAATGGAAGGACCTGCTGATCATAAAGGTTCATTAAATTATAAATGGACAAAGGTAATTGGTGTAAGCAACGACGGAACTGAAAATCTTGCTACAGGCTTAGGACCACTTGTTTTTAATGATATTATTCCGTCCGAAGCCATATTAGAACAAATTATACCAAAGTTTACAACTTCGCTGTTAAATGACGTTAAGACACAAATAATTGATCAAGCATTTAATTACAATACATTTGGTTTAAGATACGATGTTGCTACACGGGTTTGGAGACTTATTACAGAAACTAATTTAAATCTGTCAGCAGAGTTTTCTACAGGTAAAACAGGAGACATAAGTAACCAACAATTAGATGCTAGTTGGTTAGTGTTATTTCAAACCAATGGTGAAAGTTATGATGTAACTAGCAGAGGACTGCGTTACGTCTACGAAAGCGATGAAGAATTAAAATTCTATTATGATGACTCGGATAAAATTTATGATTCTAAAACTGGAAAAATTATAAAAGATAGAATATCTGTTTTAAGCATCAATACAAAACCAGACGACACTGCTCCGTTTACAAGAAATTTTGATTGGGAAATATTAAAAGCATATAGAGATAGAGAAGGATACGTTGACAGCAAAAAAGTTGAAGTAGGATTTTTTGATTCTGATGACGACGGTGTTGTTGATGATCCTGATATTTTTACTGAGATAGTCCAAGAAGATGTAAATCCTAATAGTAAATTTATATTCCAAGAAAGGTATTTAACCACTGACCAAACAGAAGATTATCGATATATTAGTTCAGACGAAGTTAATATTATTACTTTAGATAGCGAAACAGGTATAGGACCGTATAGTTCATACGATAATGGTCAAATATTTTATATAACTTTGTCTAATGTATTTAAAAAGTTAGATACTGTTAATGAAGTTTTAACTACTACTAATGATTTTATAGCTTTTAAAGGTAGATCACAATTACAATTTCAGTATGTTCATGCTGCAGATAGCAATATTAGAATAGATCCAAGTGCTTCTAACATAATGGATGTGTTTATGTTAACAAAAGGATACGACACAGAGTATCGTTTATGGCTGAATGGAGCACTAGCAACACAACCTAGACCTCCAAGCAGCGATCAATTATTTAGAAATTATGCAGCTGACATTAACAAGATTAAATCAATAAGCGATGAAATAATCTATCATCCTGTTAAGTACAAAGTCTTATTTGGACCAAAGGCAGAAGAAACCTTGCAAGCAAAATTTAAAATTGTAAAAAATCCAGACTTAGTGTTAGATGACAATGATATTAGAACTAGAGTAATATCAGCTATAAATCAGTTTTTTGCATTAGAAAATTGGGAGTTTGGAGAAACTTTTTATTTTACAGAGTTAGCAACATATATAATGAATCAATTAGCACCAGATGTAGTCACAGTGGTGCTAGTTCCAGTCCAGCAATCACAAGGATTTGGAAGTTTGTTTGAAATAAAATCTGAAACTGATGAAATTTTTATTAACGGTTCGACAGTTGATAATGTTGAAATTATTGATGCTATTACAGCAACACGTCTTAATGCATCAGGAACCGTATTAACAAGCGGAAGCACTAATTCAACTGGTCTTTCAAGTTCTAGCAACGGAAATAGTTATTAATGGCATACGACGATAATCAAAACGAATATCCGCTTCCAGGAGAACGTCCTGATAAAAGAGAATCTGCTGAATTTTTGCCTAGATATTTTAGGACAGAACCTAATAGGAAGTTTTTAGCAAGTACTATAGACCAACTACTGTCACCAGGAGTAGCAGAAAAACTTAGCGGATATATAGGCAGACGTCATGCTAGAGCTTTTAAAAATACAGACAATTATATACCTGACTTTAGTACAAATAGAGAAAACTATCAGTTAGAGCCGTCTGTAGTTATAAAAGACAGTTTAGATAACGTAACATTCTTCAAAGATTATAATGACTATATAAACCAACTCGATAGTTTTGGAGGATCTGTAAAAGATCATAGCAGACTAAATGCTGGCGAATACTACGCATGGAATCCTAATATTGATTGGGATAAATTTGTAAATTATCGAGAGTATTTTTGGTTACCAACAGGGCCAGATAGTGTCGATGTTTTCGGGCAAACTAGAGACATAGAAAGCACCTATTCTGTAAGCATAGAGGAAAATAACGATAATACAGTTTATAAATTTTCACCTCCAGGCCTAACGCAGAATCCGTCACTAACTTTGTATAGAGGAGTAACTTATAGATTTGATATTGATACCCCCGGATTTCCTATAGCATTTGCAACTAGTAGGAAGTTAAATGACAATGGTGAATTTACTGCGATTTATAGTGACGGACAAACAAAAATAGAAGAATTAGAAGATGACAACACTCAAGAAGTAGAGTTTGTTGAAAACGGATATATTGAATTTACTGTACCTTTAAATGCACCAGATGTATTATATTATGTTAGTAGCACAAATATAGACACTAGTGGTTTAATAAAAGTATATGATTTAGTTGATGCTACATTTATAGATGTTGATGAAATAATCGGAAAAAAATCTTATAAAACAGAAGCAGGTTTCGAGTTAAGCAACGGCATGAAAGTTAAATTTAGAGGAACAGTTACTCCTGCAAAATATGCCGAGTCTGAGTGGTATGTTGAAGGCGTAGGAGAAAAAATAAAATTTATTGATCAGCAAACATTGATTATTCCTTCTGTATACTCTGATGATATACCAGTACCATTTGATTCTAACGAGTTTGATAAACTACCTTTTGCTAACGCTAATTCATATGCAGGCAGTAAGGACTATATCACAATCAATCGTGCTAGTAAAGATTTAAATGCATGGACAAGATATAATAGATGGTTTCATAAAAGTGTTATTGAAAAAACTGCTGAAATTAATAATACAGATTTGTCATTAGATCAAGATACTAGAGCAAAAAGACCTATTATAGAATTTAATGCAGGATTAAAACTTTTCAATTTTGGTAGCGAATCAAAAATTGATGTAGATTTAATAGATACATTTACAAGAGACGTATTTTCTGATATTGAAGGCAGCACCGGATATAATATTGATACTGTAGATATCACTGACGGAATGAGAATATTATTTACGGCCGACACAGACATCAGAGTAAAAAATAAAATATATCAAGTTGAATTTATTACTCATAATAATATAAGACAAATAGCATTAAGAGAAACCGATGATACAGATCCTGTTGTTGGAGAAACCATACTAGTCAAACAAGGGGCAAAAAATTCTGGTAAAATTTGGCATTATACTGGAGGCACTTGGGCAGCTGGTCAAGAAAAGACAAAAGTAAATCAGCAACCATTATTTGAAATATACGACGAAGAAGGCAATCCGTATTCAGATCAAACCGTATACGATGGCAGTACATTTTTTGGTAATAAAATTTTTAGTTATAAAATAGGAACAGGTGCAAATGATCCTGAACTAGGATTTCCATTATCATACAGAAGTATACAAAATTCTGGGGATATTGTTTTTGAATTTAATTTGCTTACAGAATCAATGGAGTACCAAATTGATAATGTCACAGAAACAAAAAATACCGACATTGGTTTTTTACGTAAGTACGATTCTTTAGATACTTTTACCTATGTAAATGGTTGGTCAAAACCTAAGTTTCACAGCAAACAAAGTATATTAAGACAATACGTTGTTGACAACAATAATTTAGATAAATTCAAAATCGACGTTTATAGTAAACCTAATACAATAGATAATTTATGGTTGAGGGTTTACGTAAACAACGAATTGCAAAAAGAAAATGTTGACTATGTTAGAGAAACAACAGCACTTGATGAAGTATTTGTGCGTTTTAATAATCCCCTTTTAGTTAATGATGTTGTTCTTTTAAAAACAAGAGCAGATGCAGATAAAACAAGTGAAGGTTATTATGAAATACCCTATAACTTAGAGCGCAATCCACAAAATGAAAATCTGTCTACATTTACTTTAGGTGAAGTAAATGATCATGTAGATTCTATGATCGAAGAATTAAATAATTTTGAAGGAATATATCCAGGTCCTAGTAATTTGCGAGATTTAGGAAATTTAAATCCTTTCGGAACAAAGTTTTTAAAGCATTCGCATCCGTTAAATTTAGCAATTTATCATACAACTAACACTGAAGCAAATTTAATAAAAGCTATAAAATATGCTCGATCAGAATACGCAAAATTTAAGCGTCAATTTTTACAAGTTGCTTATACATTAGGTTATGACGGACCAGTAAAAGAACACGTTGATAGAATCTTAAAAGAAGTAAACAAAGATAAAACAAAAGAATCCCCATTTTACTTTAGTGATATGCTAGCATACACAGCAGCCAAACGCACAATTTTTGAAGTGGAAGATCCTGGTAATGTGTTTTTTGCTCTTAGTCAACCATTTCTTTTAGATACACTATCGTCAAAAGCAGTAGGTGTATATTTAAACGGAACACAACTAATTTTTGGCAGAGATTATACATTTAATGAAGAAGGGTTTTGTATTATTACTGCAACAAAACAAAACGGAGATGTCATTGAACTGTATCAATATGAAACATCCGACGGATGTTTTATTCCGCCAACACCAACAAAGTTAGGATTTTATCCTAAATATCGACCAGAAATATATATTGACGATACGTATTTGGAACCTACAAAGGTCATACAGGGTCACGACGGCAGCATAACAAAAGCCTATGATGATTTTAGAGATGATTTAATATTAGAATTAGAAAAAAGAATATTCAATAATCTAAAACAAGAATATAGAAAAGATATTTTTGATATTCATAAATTGCAAAAAGGTATTTTTAGAGAAACTGGAATTGCTAAAAAAGATATTGATGCTTCGATGATTAGTGATTTTACTCAATGGTTATCAGTAGCAGGAAATCCTGACTACTCGGATAACTCTACGTGGTTTAACAGTGCTAACACATTTACATTTAATTATAGTTTCACCGAATCCCCAAATAACAAGCCACTTAAAGGATTCTGGAGATCAGTGTACAGACAGGCGTATGACACAGATCGTCCTCACACACACCCTTGGGAAATGTTAGGATTTACAATCAAACCCGAATGGTGGGAAGAACAGTACGGGCCGGCTCCTTATACTAGAGACAATTTTGTGTTATGGGAAGATTTGCAAAATGGAGTTGTAAGACAACCAAATGCGCCTATAAAAATACTAGACGAGTATAAACGTCCAAGTCTTATGAATCATATTCCAGTCAACGCTGCTGGACAATTAATTAGCCCCTTAGAATCAAATTTAGCACAGGGCCATGTTCCTGTTCTTGCAAGAACACAATTTGCGTACGGCGATGAAGCTCCAGTTGAAACAGCCTGGCGTAGAAGTTCAGAATATCCATTTGCTCTGTTAACAGCATTTTCTTTAAATAAGCCTGCTGAGACAATTGGTGTTGGATTTGATTTATCTAGATTGTATAGAAATTTAGCAGGACAAATAGTTTATAGAGAAAGCCAAAAACCGATAGACATAAAGAATATAGTTTTTCCAAACTCAATTCAAGATACGTCAAGAGTATTAACAAGTGGTTTGGTTAATTATATGTCAAATTATTTGGCTAGCGACATTACTATCAGTTACCAAAAATATAAAAATGATTTAAAAGCTATTAACAATCAGCTTTCCTACAAATTAGGCGGCTTTACCGAAAAACAAAAATTTCAATTGTTATTAGATAGTAGATCTCCTACTAATCAAAGCAATGTATTTGTGCCGCAAGAAAATTATAAAATATTTTTAAATAAAAGTAGTGCTGTACAAACTGTAAATTACTCCGGCGTAATAGTAGAAAAGGCACCTTCTGGATATTCTGTAAGAGGTTATGATTCTTTAAATCCAGTGTTTTCGTATTACCCTGCTATAGAAAAAACAAGCGACAGAGCAATTACAATCGGAGGAATTTCTGAGCCTTTCCTAGACTGGGCAACCGGACAACAATATCTTAAAGGTCAAAATATTAGATACGAAAATACATTCTATAGAACAATAAATTCTCATAGATCAACAAATGTATTTGATAATAATAACTTCGAAATTATATCACAACTACCTATTCAAGGAGGTGCAACTGCTTTTATTAGGAAAAATTTTGAAACTGAAATTAGTCAACTACCATATGGAACAGTATTGCGCGACTTACAAGAAGTGGTTGATTTTCTACTAGGTTACGGAGTTTATCTAGACAGTATCGGATTCAAATTTGAATATTACGACAATGACCAACGAGCAATTCAAAATTTCCAGCAAAGTATAAAAGAATTTTTATTTTGGACTACACAAAACTGGCAAGACGGCTCTATTTTAACTATAAGTCCCGGTGCAAATAGAATAAAATTTGAAACTGAATATGCAGTTGTAGATGACCTATTCAGCACATTTTATCCTTATTCTATTTTAAGAGCAGATGCTAATAAAATAGATCCAGAGTTTGTTGATGTTTTTAGAGACGGCAACAAGTGCGAAATATCATTGAAAAATACTAACAGCGGATTGTATAATATAAGACTTAATCTTGTACAAACTGAACACGTTGTTCTTTTAGATAACACCACAGTTTTTAATGATGTAATTTATGACTTAGCTCCTGGATATAGACAAGAAAGAATTAAAGTAGTCGGATATCGATCAGACAACTGGCAAGGAAGTTTAAGTGTTCCTGGATTTATATATGATGCAGCAGAAACTACTGAATGGCTGCCTTATACAGATTATCAATTAGGGCAGATCGTAAAATACAAAGAGTTTTTCTATAGCGCAAATACTGTAGTAGAAGGCTCAGCAACTTTTAATTCAAAAGAATGGGTGCGTTTGTCAGAAAAACCAGAAGCTACATTGCTTACAAATTTGGATTATAAGGCATCGCAGTTTGCAGATTTTTATGACCTTGACACAGACAATTTTGATACAGAACAACAAAAACTAGCTCAACATCTTATAGGTTATCAAAAACGCCAGTATCTAGCAAATATAATAAATGATGATGTTAGTCAGTATAAATTTTATCAAGGATTTATTCAAGATAAAGGAACACAAAATTCTTTGTCTAAATTATTTGATGCTCTAGCTAGTGCTGATAAAGAAAGTTTAGATTTTTACGAAGAATGGGCAATACGTTTAGGACAGTACGGAGCAGCAGACGGATTTGACGAAATTGAATATATTTTAGATGAAAGCAAGTTTAAATTATCTCCTCAACCGGTAGAGTTAGTACAATCTATACCGTCAAACACTAGAGATGATATTTATAGAATAAAACCTTACGAAGTTTACCTAGCACCAGAAAACTACGATCACTCGCCTTTTCCTACTAAAGCTAGCACTTTTACGGAACAAATTAAAACAGCAGGTTATGTTAATCCTGATGATGTAGATTATTCGTTTGTACAAAAAAGTTTTATCACATCAACAGGAGTAATACCAAGTGGAGAATATGCATGGATAGCTCAAGAAGGCGACTCTTGGACTGTATTTAAATCTACGTCAATTGACAATTTTGTTACGACTGCAACGGTAACTGTTGATACAGGTAACACAGTAGAACTAACCCTAGCAAAAGCAGTTAACAATGCTATTAAGCCGGGAGATATTATCGGTATATTAGATATTGAAAATCTCGAAGGGTACCATGTTGTTCAGTCCGTCGGCGCGAATACATTAATTTTACCAAAGCCGAACGCATTTATTAATCCTGTTGAAAACGGCAATGGAATTCTAACAACATTTGATACAGTAAGATTTAGTAATTTTATTGAACTAAATGAGTATGCGCAAAAGTCTTTAGAAAATTTTGATATTGCATGGATAGACAATGACGGCTCTGACAATTGGAGTGTTTATAAAAATACCAAAGTATATGACGTACATAATTTAATAGAAAATCCTCAAGGTAATACTGATTCCACAAGAGATTACTTTGGATCAGCAATGTCAGTTAATGACAATAACACAATTCTAGCTATAGGTTCACCTGACTATTTTGCTCAAGGTGCAGTAGACGATGTAAGAATATCTCAAAATTCTGGCTACGATGCGAATAGAACTCCAGGAACATATACTGATTTAGAGTTATTTAATTATACTGGCACAGGAACAGGAGCTCGATTTACTGTAGTAATTGACGGATTAGGTAATGCAACAATATCTGTAACCAATCCAGGAGTTGGATATACAGGCGGCGAAGAAGTAAGCATTAATGTAACCGATATTGGCGGAACTGGCAGCGATTTAAAATTCTTTATAGTAACTAACAAAGGCGGAGTTGTTAATGTTTATACTAGAGGAAACGAAAGCGGAAATTACAGACTTTTGCAAACTATTGCACCAGATACTAATATTTTAGCTGATATTACAGAACCTACTAGATTTGGAGCCAGTGTTGCAGTTTCTGGCGATGGAAAATATTTAGCAGTCGGCTCCCCTAACGCAAGTCGAGTACTTACAAGATATAGAGGCGAGTTTGATCCTAACATTGATTACGAAAAAAATCAAATAGTATCTTATAACGAAAGTTTGTGGCAAGCAAGAAAACAAGTTTTAGGTTCTGAAGACAATATACTTTACACAAGTTTTGATGCTTATAGTTTTATAGCAGAACAGTCAGATAGCACAGATATAAAATTACTTCTTGCAGGAAATAATAGATTCAATGGAACTTCTATAGATCATCTGCTTATACGAGCACCAAAAGATCAATACGAAGGTACAGAAATAGGAGACACTATAGTTTTAAAATGGAATAATTATAGTGTTGCAAATTTAGCTAATCCTGTGACATCTGTAGAACCTTTCCTAGGAATTTATTCTCCAGCAATAACCACTAGCACTTTAACAGGTAATCACATCATTCAAAAGAAAATTGATCATGTTTTTAATGTTGAAAATTACACAGTGCTTCCAGAAATTGGAGATATAATTAAAACTGCAACAGCAAGTGGCAAAGTAGAATATCTTTATAATGATGTTGCAACTAGAGAAGCTGTAATATACCTTAGCGAAACAAATGGTATATTTTTACAAACTGATGATATATTTTTAGATGAAGATGTTCTTATAGGTACCTATGCAGAAGATAACTTTAATAATATTGATGTTCTGGGCGGATACTGGTTAATTAATACAACCTCATATCTTGTAAATTCAAGTAATTCTACTGATACTGGGCGCGGATTAATATTTAGAGATGTACTAAATTTACGCGGCGATGACGGTGATCCTGCTACACCAGATGGCAGAACGATACCTTACTATTACTATAATATACAAGATAACATTCAAGAGATAACTTACGTAAACGAAAATGATCGTGTAAGTTTCTTAACTCATTTATCCTATACTGGTATATTTGACACTACTATAGAAGAACGACCTTCACCTTGGTGGGTAGTACGTACCCCTATTGAATTATCTAATAATCTAAATGCTGGAGATCAATTTAAATTTTATGTCGACACCTTAGGTAGCATAGATTTAACTGGTACTGGTTTATCATCTGAACTACTCAACAACACACATACTATTGTTGAAGAATGGGACGGATATATTGACATGGAGTTTACAGAATTCCAAACAGTAGATCTAGAGCCGGATGGCAACTTAGGAGATCCAATTGAACCAACACCTAAGTACGAATTTGATCAAGACGGCAATTTAATTACTAGAGGTCCAGGTCTTTATAGTACTGTTAGAGACTTAGTAACAGGAGCAACTGCTGAAGTAATGTTCTACCAACGTCAATTCAATAATGTTAGACTATATGTATCTAATGTAACAGGAAATTGGCTTTCAGGTAGCAGATTCGGAGAAACAGCAGCAATTGAAAGAGTGGGGTCTCCTAGCAGAACAATGGGAGAAGTGTTAGAAACTTCGTTAGGATCAGCTGAAGTAGGAAAATTATTTTTAATTTCTGAAGGTGTTACTTCAACTGGTGTGGGTACAGATTTAAGTACAGGAAACGACTTCGACGCGACAACTAACACATTGGATCTAGAGCCACAACAAAGAGATATAGAATATTGGTTCTATGAAGAAGAAAATATACTTGGTGTACCTAGGGTTCCTAGTTATCCTGATAGTAGAAACAACGAATGGAATCAAATTTTTAATTTGCCGGCTAGTGAGTTTGGGGTAGATAGTACATTTACTAACGAAGGATTATTTTCTATCTATGAAAAAGCGCCGCTCGGCGAATATCAGTTGATAAATTATTTTACACTTCCAGACAGAGGATCAGAAAGAAAACTAGGATATAAATTAAAATTTGCAAAAAACAATAATTTGTATTCATTGTTTGTTGCTGAAGAAGGAAATGAAACTGTAAACAATAACGGTAAAATTTATATTATCAAGAAAGGTTCTGATGGAGTATTTGAATACGATTGGGAAATTGGAAAAGATAGAAATTATAGAGGAGAGTTCGATAACACTAGCGATTACTCAGCTGGAGAACTTGTAATTTTTAATGATACACTATATCAGGCAGTTACAAATTTAGCAGCTGGAGAATTTTTACTTTCAAATTGGACCGAATATTCAGATAATATTTCGAGATTAGGATTTATACCAAGTAGTGCTTCCTTAAAACTACCAGCTGAATCAATTTTTGATCCTCACAGCGATGGATTAGAAACAGGCATCTTAAAGTTTGCTAGAGATTTTTCCGTTTCGTCAAACGGTGGTGTTGTTGCTGTATCAGCAAGCCTTGTGGGATCTGACAGTACATCTAATAATGCCATAGCAATCTACAGACGCATTAACGGAAATTATCAGTTTGTCCAAGAAATTTACGGAGAAGACGATATATCAGGATTTGGTATATCGATAGATTTAAGCGACGACGGAAATTATCTAGCTATAGGCGAAAATTTAGCCGACGATAATAAAATTAATCAAGGAAAGGTATACATTTATCAACTGCAAAATCAGCAGTTTACTTTAGTGCAAACACTTTCTAGTGCTAATAACGAAACAAATGAAAAATTTGGATCAAAGGTAGCGTTCGACGGCCAAGTTTTAGCTGTAACAGGATTACAATCTGATGCTGTAAATCCAACTACGTTTGATATTTACAGTCAAAGAAATATTAATTCTAGTTCTTTGTATAACAGTAAGTATGCAACTGATAGAGAATCTCCGCTATCTCCAGCAAGGACTACTATAGACGGAAATCATACTATATTTACTACGCGAACAGAAGATACCGGCGTTGTTTATATGTTTGAAAATATAAACGGTTCTTTTGTTTATTCAGAATCACTTAGCTATCAAGATGAAGATTATTTTTATTTAGGAGAAAATTTAAACCTTAAGAAAAATCATGTATACGTAGCTACTCCTAGAGTAACAAAAGAAGACCACCAAGGAACAATTTTAGAATATAGAAAGCCAAACGGAACTAATGCTTGGAATGTATTAAGACAACCAGTTCCAGTAGTTAATGTTGATAAGTTTAGAGGTGCTTACATTTATAATATAAAAACCAATAAAATTATTGATTATATAGATATTCTAGATCCGGTGCAAGGAAAAATTGCAGGACCAGCTGAAGCAGAAATTAGTTACAAAACATTATACGATCCTGCACTTTACAATGTAATTAATGAAGACTTCCAAGAGCAAAATACTTCAGCATGGGGCGAAAATGCTACTGGAAAAATATGGTGGAATCTTAGAAATGTAAGATTTTATAATACATACCAAGCAGATACAATTTTCCAAACAAATTTTTGGAATACAATTTTTCCTGGAACAAGCATTGAAATATACGAATGGACTGAAAGTACATATTCTCCTAGCGAATGGGATAGTTTAAGTGGTACAGCCGAAGGCGAAGTTTTAGGAATAACTGGTACTACAAGGTATGGAGACAGATTTTACACTCAAAAACAAAAATACGACCCAGTAGCGCAAAGATTTACTAATGTATTTTATTATTGGGTAAGAAATAAAAGGACTGTGCCACTACTAGAGGACAGAAATTTAAGTGCAGACGATATTAGAGCACTTATTGAAAATCCATTCCAAGAAGGTTATAAATTTGCTGCGCTACTTAGCAATAATAAATTTGCATTATATAATTGCAATTTAGATGTTGAAGATAAGGATGTTGCAATCAATTTTAGTTATTGGACAATTGAGAATCAAGAACAAAATATTCATACAGAATATCAATTAATGACCGAAGGATTAGAGACTAGTTTACCAAAAACTGATATTGAAACTAAATGGTTTGATAGTTTAATTGGCTACGACGAATATCAAAGACCTGTACCCGATCCAGAATTAAGCGATAAACAAAAATACGGAACATTGTTTAAACCAAGACAAAGTTGGTTTAAAAATCAGCCAGAAGCATTAAAACAGGTTATAGATAGAATTAACTCTGTAGCAAAAACTGTTGTATTGTCTGATCTTGCAGATTTTAGTGTTTTAAACGAAAAAGATCCTTTGCCGAACATTAATTCTAATTTGTACGATAATGCTGTTGATACATATGCTGACATTGAATTTATAGGAACAGCAAAAGTTGTTCAAGCAGAGCTAACTCCTTTAATTGTTGATGGCGAAATAGTACAAGTTGAAATTACAAATCCAGGTAGAGGGTACATACAACCACCTTCTTATAAAATAGTTGGAGAAGGCTCCGGCGCTGATCTTCGAATCGACATAGATGCCTTAGGTAAAGTTTCTAATGTAACTGTACTGCGCGGCGGAAAAAATTACACAGAATCTACAACTATCAAAACAAGAAAGTTTAGTGTACTAGTTCGTGCTGATGAAAATGCAACAGGCAGATGGACAATAAACGAATTTGATTCTGTAGAAAAAGTCTGGAGTAGGATAACTACACAGGCTTATGATGTATCTAAATTTTGGCAATACGTTGATTGGTATGCACCAGACTATAATGAATTTTCGGGTATAGATGAAATTATTGATGCTACTTACGAATTGTCATCATTAGAATTAGATTTAGGCTCTATTGTTAAAATAAATTCAGTTGGTTCTGGTGGATGGTTATTATTAGAAAAAATTGCAGATGTAGACACAGAAGATTACACAATTAATTACAGAACAATCGGAAGAGAAAATGGAACTATAGAATTTTTGTCAAGTTTATATGATGCTGTTGCTAATAGAACAGGATTTGACACTACTAGTTTTGATGCAAGATATTACGATATTCAACCCATAATCGAAACAAGAAAAATATTACAAACTATTAGGGATGATATTTTTGTCGATGAGTTGCGAGTAGAATATAATAAATTATTTTTTGCTAGCTTGCGATATGTTTTTGCAGAACAAAATTACGTTGACTGGGCGTTTAAAACAAGTTTTGTTAAGAGTAAGCACAACGTTGGAGAGTTAGAGCAAAGACTAACATTTAACAATGATAATTTAGAAAATTACCAAGAATATGTAAATGAGGTCAAACCTTTTAAAACAAAAATTAGAGAGTATATTAGCGGATACGACAAAATAGAACCAACTAATTCAGTAACTACTGATTTTGACTTGCCTGCTTCTTATAGTTCAATTACAAAACAAATTGTACCTGAGTCTGCAAAAACAACAACAACAGGTATAACAGGCATCAGTGAAGAGATGCAACAGTATCCAAAGAAGCATTGGTTAGATAATGTAGGATTTAGCGTTACAGAAGTTAATATAGCAGAGCCTGGCTCAGGCTTTTTACAAGAACCAGTTATTTCTTTAGTTGGCGGCGGCGGCTCTGGGGCAACTGCAAAAGCATACATAGGCGATGGAAAGATTACTCGCATTCAAGTTTTATCAGAGGGCTCTGGATACATAACTGCACCTCAAGTAGTAATTAATGGATCTCAAGAGGACGGTAGTGTTGAAGCACGAGCATCTGCTGTTTTAGGAAATACAAAAGTACGAGGAGTTCATATACGATCAAAATTTGATAGAGTAAGTGGTAATTTTTACATAACAAATCTAGCTCAAACAGAAAACTTTGTAGGAACTGGTGCTGACCTAAAATTTACTTTAAAATGGCCTATAGATTTAAAATCAACAAGGACGGTTGTTTCTATAGACGGCATAGAATCTTTAAGAAGCCAATACATAGTATCTAATGTTGATGACAATTCAAAATCATATTCACGTAAACTTGGCCGCATTGAATTTATAGATCCTCCTGCTTCTGGCACAGATATTAAAATTGAATACTTTTATGATATAAATCTTCTCAATGCCCAAGACAGAATCAATTTTTTCTATGATCCAACAACTGGAATGATAGGCAAAGATGTTGCGCAACTAATGGACGGAATTGATTACGGAGGCGTTGAAGTCAAAAGTTTACAATTTGATGCTCCTGCAGGATGGGATACAAACGAATGGTTTGCATCCACTTGGGATACCTACGACAACACATTTGAAGACGAAATATTTAGAACAGACAGTTCAACTTTAACAATAGAATTACAACAGCCTTTAGAAGTAGATATAGTATATAATATTTACAAAAACGGTGTGCGTATAGATGATCCGAATTTTGGTACCGGCAATCCGATTACAAATCCAAACGCAATAGTTCAGAGTATTACTGGTGCTGGCGAAACAGAAATAGATGTGTCTGAAAGCGGCTTAAATATTCCTCTTATTGACGGCGATGTTTTAATAGTTAGAAAAACCACCTCAGACGGTAGTTTCCTACCTGACCCGCTTGCTTATGACACTCAGTTAACTGGAGGAGATTTACAATATAACACAGCAAAAGGTATTAATGCAGAAGAGATTAATATAGACGGCGACGGATTTGTAACACCTACTACTTCAAAAGGTCCTGAAGAATTAGTTCCAGGGCAACTAGTGGACACATTAGATATTCGAGTATATCATAGAGTGGGTGACGGTGCAAGCACAATATATAGTCAAAACTATATTACTGACGGTACGACAGCAGTATACGATTTAGGTGTTAAACCAAACACAAATCAAGCAGTGTTTGTAAGACTAGACAAAGTAAATCTTGACGAAACAGCATATACACTAGATGTTACTAACAATACTGTTACTTTTTCAACTGTTCCAACTGCTGGCAGTGAATTGAATATTCTTACAATGGGAATTTCCGGAGAACAAATATTAGACATAGACGAATTTGTAGCAGACGGAACTTCTATTATATACGAATTAGATATTCCTTATCAAACAGGCTCAACACATTACGTACAAGCCAATAGAGAATCAGTAGACGTAATTGTTTTTGAAACTGAAAATAATAAATTTGGACTTAACTTTACTATAGCACCTGTTGCAGGAACAGTTATATCTTACGGAATATTTTATGCATCTGGTACAAATTATAGCCATGTTAAAAGGGATACATTCTATGCTGACGGTTCTACATTAGCATTCCAATTATCAAACATTCCATTTAATGCTCCTCCAGTAACGCATAAAGCTATTGTTACAGTAGGAGATAAAATTTTAAATCCTGGATATAATCAAAGGTTTGAAGTAACTAGCACTAGAGAATATCAATTGCAATTATTCCAGCAGCCTAATGTATCATTACTTCCTGATCAAATAGATGTTTATTTAAATGGGTTAAAATTAGAACAAACAATTAGTTATAGATATGATATCTTTAATACAAGTGTTGTGCTCTTTAGTGGTGTAGGAACAACAGGCGATGTACTAGAGGTTTTTGTTAACGACGACGGCGAGTACACTTTTGATACCGAAACTAATGAATTGATAATTGACACTAGTGTTGCAATGCCTATAGATACAAAAGTAGAAGTATTGCAGTTCAGTAATCACGATATACAAGATATGACTAGAATAAATTATGACGTTGTTAACCGCACAACCTTAAGCAGTGGAACATCGGAATATGTAGAGTATCATAATTTAACAACGGGTTTAATCAAATTAAGAGGTCAAGCACTAGATGCTCAGTATGTATGGGTCGCTGTAAATGGCAACCAGTTGATACCAAGCGTAGACTACTATGTAACCGATGATAGATATTATATTCAAATTGTACAAACGTTGAGCGAAAATGATGTAATTGATATTGTGCATTTTAGAGCATCTTTATTGAATGAAAGATTTGGATTTAGACAATTCAAAGATATGTTAAATAGAACACATTACAAGAGATTAAATGACACATATACTTTTGAATTAGCTCAAGATTTAAATTGGTATGATTTAAGAGTAGAAGTAGTAGACGGTAGCAATTTAACCGAACCTAATAAATTAAAAAATATGCCTGGTGTACTGTTTATAGACGGAGAAAGAATAGAATACTTTGTTAAAGAAGGAAATACTTTAAGACAACTTAGAAGAGGAACACTAGGGACAGGAGTTAAGCAAGTGTATACTGCCGGTACAAGGATTTTTGATCAGAGTGCGAAAGAAACTATTCCTTATAAGGACGAGCTAATATCAACAGTATTAACTCCTGACGGTAGCACTGGTAATTTTGAATTAGACTTTACTCCTAGTTCTGCAGACGATTTTGAAGTATTTGCTGGTGGAAAACGTCTACGTAAAAATGTAATTGATGTTTTTGATCCAACAATAGATCAAGATTCACCTGAAGCAGATGTAGAAGCGGAAGCAGAGTTTAATGTTACGGATAATATACTAACATTAAATTATGTACCTTCTATAAACGAAAAAATTATAGTTGTAAGAAAGCAAGGAAAAGTTTGGAATCCAACTGGAACTTCGTTAACTGAAGCTGAAAATGACATTGCAAGATTCTTGCGTGACGCAACAGTTGACTTACCAGAATAAATACAGTATAGCGAGATAAAAAATGAGCGAAGAATTTAAAGACAACAATGGTGTAATATTACAGGGACATATTAAAATCCACGACCCAGAAAGTGGCGAAGTCCTTATCGATAAGCGTAATGCTATACATTACGAAAATATGAGTATTTCATTAGCGGAAAGTTTGGCTAACGAAGGGACTGGTACTATTTACGAAATGAGTTTTGGAAACGGTGGAACATCAGTTGATCCTACCGGAATAATTACATACCTTACACCAAACACAACTGGCACTAATGCTAGTTTATATAATCAAACTTTTACAAAAGTAGTCGACGATAGGAGTGTTAATAATCTTGATCCAGTTAGAAACAGGATAGAAACAAGACACGTAAGTGGCACAAACTATACTGATATATTATGTTCATGTTTATTAGACTACGGCGAACCGGCAGGGCAAAATGCATTTGACAACGCAACAGATGCAGAAAACCTTTATGTGTTTGATGAATTAGGATTAAGAGGCTTTAGCGAATCAGGTAACGGTCGTTTGTTAACTCATGTAATTTTTCATCCAGTTCAAAAATCTTTGAACAGGTTAATACAAATAGATTATACTGTACGTGTTCAAAGTTTATCAGGAATTTGAGAGAGATAAATGGCATACCAAATTAGATTTACAGACCAAGTTAATAAAGGTAATATAATTGTAGAAGACAATACAATTAATCAAGAAACCAGTTTAAGCCTCCCTGGTAAAAACACAACTGCGTACGGTACATCAATTGCTGAAAACTTTTTACATATTTTAGAAAATTTTGCAAACTCAAACGAACCTGTAAATCCTGTAGAAGGACAACTATGGTACGACACTTCAGCCGGAGTAAACCAGCTTAAAGTTTATGACGGAACTGCATGGGGATCTGCAGGAGGACTCAAAAAAGGACTTACACAACCAGATGTAACAAATTCAGTAACTGGAGACCTCTGGGTAGATACAGACAATCAGCAACTATATCTTTTTTCAGGATCAGGCTGGGTGCTAGTAGGACCTGATTTTGCAGACGGTTTAAATACTGGAGCAAGTCCAAGACAATTAACTGGCACTGACGATCAAAACTATGTTGTATTGTTTATAGAAGTAGAAGCTACTCCGATTGTAATTGTTAGTGCAGATAGATTTATACCAAAAACTACAATTAGAGGTTTTGCTGAAATTAAGCCTGGCATAAACATTACTACGTTAGATGTAAAAGGTGACGGCATTGCAAGATTTAATGGCCCTGCAGAAAAAGCAGAAGCACTAGTAGTTGGTGAGGTGACAGTGCCAGCGTCAAACTTTTTACGTGGCGACCAGACTAGTATAACAAACTTTCCTCTAAAAGTAAAAAATAACGGAGGCATTGCATTAGGTGCAGGAAGTCAATTTAATTTAGGTGTAGAAGGCGAAGCTGGAGTTATTAGACAAAGCACCAGTGGTGCAAACATAGACATCAGAGTTAACGATAACGGAACTACAAAAACTGTAGTAAGGGTAGATTCTTCTACTAATGTAGGTATTAATAATTCTGCACCAGACGAAGCACTTGATGTTATTGGTAATATACAAGTAAGTGATTTATTAAAAGTTGAAAGTGTTTCAAATAGCGGAACAATTAGTGATGGATCTATTGTAACTAAAGGCGGCATCGGCGTTGCAAAAGATGTTAACATAGGCGGTACACTAAAAGTTTTAGGCGGCACAATTACAAGAGCACTAACCCCAGATTTAAATAATGCCCGCAATTTAGGAACAGAACTAGTGCGTTGGCAGAATGTTTATGCAACAACTTTTGTTGGCGATGTAATTGCAAATAATATTTCAGGCACACTTGCTGGTAAATCTCAAAGTGCAGATAAATTAGCAAGTGTTACTACGTTTGAATTGACTGGTGATATTCAAGCACCGTCATTTACTTTTGACGGACAAGTAGGCGGCGGTACAAAAACATTTAACACATCAGTAAGTAACGCATTTATTTCTGGAAAAACTTCTGTCGTCAACACACAAGGTGACGACGAAATTCTTATTAACAGAGTTAGCGGCTCGACAGGATTATTTAAGATAAGTCAAAGGGATTTATTATCTGCTGTACCAACTACACCTATAGGAGCAATAATGCCTTATGCAGGTGCAACAGCACCCACAGGGTGGCTCATATGTAACGGCGGAGAAATACTTAAAGTTTTATACCCAGATTTGTTTAACATTATTGGATTTACATTTAAAGATGCTTCGCTAGTATCCGACGGCGGAGTTGAATTTTTTGCATTGCCTGACTTACGAGGAAGATTCCCGTTAGGGCTAGACAATATGGGCGGCTCGGCTGCTGGCCGAGTTGACGGCTTAGGTGCAAGCGAATTAGGAAATAGTGGCGGGTCGCAAGAAAAGACTATTGATGTTAGTAACCTTCCGGAACACGAGCATGATATGCGAGCTGATAACGGTGACCAGTTCTATGCTATAAGCGATGTTCCTAGCAGTCCTGCTTCCGATCCTGATGCAATAGTTTATGATTCTCCTACAGGTTCAGGTCAAGGCCAAGCTCTTAGTTCAAGTGGTGGAGTTTTAGGTGCCTCGCTAGGAGAAGCATTAGATGTGATGAATCCGTATTTGTCACTTAACTACATAATTTACACAGGAGTTGATTAATGAGTTATAAATTAAATAAAACCGACGGAACGCTCCTTGTAGACTTAATTGATGGCTTTGTTGATACAGATACTACCAATTTAACGCTAATTGGTCGAAACTATACAGGATTTGGTGAATTTCTAAATGAAAATTTTATTAAACTGTTAGAAAATTTTTCTAACAGTGCTTCGCCTTCTAGTCCACTAAGAGGACAACTTTGGTACGATACAACAGCACAAAGATTAAAAGTTTATAATGGCACCGAATTTGTTGTAGCAGGTGGACCTTTTGTACAGCAAGAAAATCCACAAATGGTAGCAGGAGATTTATGGATTAATAATCTTACAGATCAACTTTACTTTTTTGACGGATCAGAGTTAACTTTAGCAGGACCTTTATATACTACACAGCAAGGAACAAGCGGATTTCAAATTAGATCAGTTTTAGACATACAAAGCAGAACTAGAGTTGTAGTAGATTTGTGGATTGGTGGAACATTAACAGCCGTAATTAGCAATCTAACATTTACTCCTGCCCCGGGTGAAGAAATTTCTGGTATAGAAGGCGAAATCAAAGAGGGTATAAATCTAATTAGTTCAAACTTCAAATTTTACGGAACAGCAGATTCGGCAGTAAACCTTATTTCAGAAAGCGGCGAACTAAAGAACGTTTCTCAGTTTTTGCCAGCAGATGCAAACGGAACTACTACAGGAACATTAACAATTCAAAACTCCGGCGGCCTAACAATAGGTCCTGCACAAAATAACATTCAAAAAGTTGTAGGCACAAGTTTTGTAACAGAGAATCAGTTACTAGATTATGATTATAAAATACGTGTAAGAAGTTCTGGAGCAGGATCAGTAATTACAGATGCAATTACAGTTAAAGCAGGGTCAAAAAGTGTTGGTATTTTCCAAGGTAATCCAGCTTACAACTTAGACGTAACAGGAGATATGCGTGTAACTGGCAATCTTTTAGTAGAAGGAGAAACTACAAGTTTTGATGTAACAACTCTTAGAGTTGAAGATAAAAATATAGAGCTTGCTATCACAGACGGCAG